CCGGCAATTCCTTTTTCATTGAATAAATAGTATTCTTCGTATTCGTCAATGATAGATAGACCATGTGGCGTAGGACCGTCAGGTCTTTTCTTTCTTACTTCTCTAACTTTTTTAATTTTTCTAGGGTCAATGTATCTTAACTCTGTGATACCTTTTCTTGGCGACTCTCTATCAATTACTTTATGATAGTAAACTCTGCCATCAACATACCATCTTCTAAATATGTCGTGACCTTTTGTATTAAAGTTCATTAACCTTAATACTTCTTTAAACTCATCTTCTATCTTTCGTCTAACTTCTTTACCAAAAGGTACTTCATCCAATTTTAGTCTAATAGCATCCTTCAATTCATTAGCCACAATTGCTTCATTGACAATATCTTCAATTGCCATGTCACATTCGGGGTGTAATGCTATTTCTCTGTATCTTCGGATTAGGTCTTGCTCTGTTTTGGCCTGTCCCTCCATATCGAGGTACTGACCAAAATATCCACCGGCGGCGATGGTTTGTGTGCCATCATCCGCCTGTGGTTGTGTAAAGCTTTGTTTTGGATCCGCTGTCTTTTTAAGACGAGTGATAGAAAATCCAAATAATTCAGCCATAATATTATTCCTTTGTATTTACTACAATATATTTATATACTATGTAGTAGTGTTACTTTCAAAGTATTGGTAAGCAAATGTCACACCAAATTCTTCGATTGCGTCATTTGTTCCGTAGTCCAATTCAATAGCAGCGATTTCAGTCGGGAATACACCTCTTAAAGTGTAAGACTTAATCGTTGCTCCATTTCTATCCAATTGGTCAACAAATGCGTCAACTTGATAGTCAGCAGGATTTGTTAATCCTTCACCATCTGTCGCATTGTTAATACCATTTGACCATCTTTCAAATGCGTTTCTTAATTTGAAATTTGTATCATTTAGTACCGTGATTGTCCAATCAGCATATGTTCTATCACCAGCAATCTTAATTTGTCTACCTCTAAAAGGTACCGTAAATGACGGAATTGTCATTGCCGGCAACTGAGTAGTTTTACATAAGAATGCTAGCTCTTCTATCTCTCCACCAACTTGCGAATAACCAGGAAAAGGCATAGTTACCTTAAACTGATTGGCTCTTGCGCCACCGCCTGCAAGTTTAGCTTTGAAGTCGTTAATGTTTGCCATTTTATTTCTCCTCTACCTTAACCTGCAACTTCGTCAAAAGAGACGCCAGTTCGTGTTGCGATAAATTGTAAAGTAATGAAGTTAATGCTTCTAGCAGGTTTCACAAAGATTTCTGCTATGAATTCATTTCTATCAATTACTTCACCTGTGTTATTAGTTTCATCACAGACTACTAAGAAGTCTGTAATACCTCGTCTACCTTGTACTTCTCTTAGGAAAGGCTCTACAATGTTTCTAAAGTTTGCTCTTGTAAACTCATCATTGAATTCAAAGAGTTGAAATTTAGAAGCAGTTGAGATTGCCTTCTCTAAAGTGATGAACAGTCTTCTAACATTGATTCTATCAAATGCTGAAGGAGCAGATAGTCCAGTTTTATCTCCAAATAATACAGTTCCTTGTCCTGGGAATGTTGCCACAGGATTTACTCTAGCTCTGTATAACTCATCTCTATGAGATTTTTGTGGATTAAATGCTAATTTAACTGCGCCTCTAACAATACCTCTGTTAAGACCTGCTGGTGAGAACCAACTGTCTGCTACTAGGTCTGTTCTTGCAGCTAAACCTGCTATGTCACCGTTTAAAGGTACATCTGTAAACATCATTGTATCTGTCGTACTGGTATTTGTAACCACTATCAAATACAACATAAGAAGATGAACGGATACCGTTAAAGAATCCTACAACATTATCTTTTTGTGTATTTGCGTTTGCTACACCAACAACATCACTTCTCTCTGGAGAAGCAAATACAACTGCGTCTTTTCTATTTTCAGCAACTGTAATTAAGTTGTCAATGTGAGTAGCGTCACCATTACCAGCCATGATTAGTCCAACATCAACTGTCTCTGCGTCTGCAAATTTTTCATAAGCAGTTAGCTTTTGAGCTGTTGTTGCAGCTGAACCATCAGAACCACTTTGTAGTGATACTTCACTTACTGTAGTAACGGAAGTAAAAGTTGTACCTGATACTGCGCTACCCCAGTTTGAACCTGAAGAGTTATGGTCCATCCAGTAAATGTAATTTGATGAATTGTAAATTACATCTGGATAGTAGTTAGTAGAACCTTGAGGTGTTTTTGCGTCTGAACCTTTTGATACTGCACCAAAAATTTCTAAAACTTCACCCTTAGTTCCTGAAATACCACCATCTTCGTCAACAACTACGATATGTAACTCATCACCTGAACCACCGTTTGCTTGTGCATATGGTGAAGTTCCTGGTGCTTTGTCAAATAACTCGTAATGTCTCCATCTTCTTCTTACATTTGCACCATCTGTGATAGTTGCATGTAAACCTGAAGAGTCAGAAGCTGTGAAGTATTGTGGTTCTTCTTTTCTAACAATTGTTAAGTCATTAGTAGAAATACCAATAACTCTATATTCGTAATTGTCACCGAAATTTACTATGTCGCCTGCACTTATTCCTGTTCCTGATGTAACTGTAACTACTGTATCGCCGACACTTGTTGAAGAGTCATTGACAGTCGTTTTAGCAGTTTCTTCGTAAACAGTAGCAGATGGACATGAGTCAATTCTTAAATTGTTTCCCCATGCACCAGCTGTTCTAGCTGCCCACAAACCAACAGAAGCAGAACCGTTAGCATAGTTATCGGTATAATCAGTCGTATTTTTTACTACAAACGCTGAACCTGATTCAGTAGCGTTTGATACAGATGAATTCTGTACACGGACAACTCTTAAAGAATTAGAGTATGCTAAGAAGTTAGCAGCAGTGAAAAATCCCTCAAATGTAGTTGAGTTAGGTTTTCCAAATGTTGAAACTAATTCCTGTTCGCTAGATATACTTACTACTTCATCTAAAGGTCCTTGTGTCGCTTGAAAAGCAACAGCACCGATAGAAGTCGAAACAGCCGGTATAATTCTAGTAAGGTCTTTTTCCTGTACGAGAACACCTGGTGATACTTGAAATGCCATTTAGGTTTCTCCTTTTAATTAGCTAATTATAATTTTAAAATATTCAATACTCATAAGTTTTCTTATGCCCATATTCAAAATTCAACCTTACTGATATTTATAATAAGTTAAAACTAGAGGCCTTTTCTTACAACAGGATGCCACACATCTCCGTACTCATCCACTTCAACTTTTTCGTGGTCTGGTGTGCCGTCATCTATAAAACCAAAAGGCGCCATATCCTGTTCAATTAATGATTGTTGTTCCTCATATAACATTTGTCTTGCATTTGTATCAGTCAGTTCTTTAAAAAATGGTTGATTAGATAACCAACCAAAAATGACTAAACACATCATTAAATCGTCTGTATTACCCTCTTCAGCCTGCCATGATTGACCTCTTTTTACAAAGGTACTCATCTCTTCAACAATGTTAAAATCATTTACAAAAATCTTATCAGATTCAATTAATGTTTTAATATTAGCACAGCCAATCTTTTTAATTTGTTTGGTCATTTTGACACCAAATCCTGAGCCTCTACCTGAGAAACCGGCACCTAAAATTTGTCCTGCTCTACCTCTATTAGTAGTCATTAAAAGGTTATCATATTCTAACTCAAACTGTAAGGCTTCGGCAATCTGTTGCCCTAAATCATTGGTTTCAACCAGTACATGGGCATGATTATATCCTTTTGCAACCTGTTCAATGGTGTGTGGAAATAATAAAGGTTTGATATCATTGTTACGATATTTTGCAACAACTTTAAATGGCATTTGTGTTACATCTAATACAACAAATGCTGAATAATCTTTTGATACACCTCTTGCAACATCAACTGTCATAACATATGTTTTATCTTTTATAGGATCCTCAAAGACATCTAAACCTGCATTTGATTTTATAGGTGTTTTAAACACCATATTTTTAATTTTTGCTGGACTAATAAGTGTGTTTACAGAACCTAAAAACTCACACTCAAACTCTTGTTGAAACTGCTCGGGTGAGGTGTTTCTAATTGTGGCCTCTTTCCAAGCCTCATCTCTACCTGGCACCTCTGACCAATGCACTTCGATAGGTATATAATCGTTTCTTTTATTTTCTGCGTCTGTCCATAATTTGTAAAATTGATTCATACCATATGGTGTAGATACGATAATCATTTTTGTTTTTTGTCCAGATGATATTGTAGGATAAACAGAGCTAAAAAACATCTCAGCAATATTAGCAGGAACGAAAGCAAACTCATCAAGGAAAATAATATTAAAAGAACCACCTCGAATAGCACTTGAAGATGTGGCAGCCGCAACAATGGTAGATTTGTTTTCTAATTCAATATTACCTTTGTTCCAGTTTATAACTCCTTGTTGCATCCACTTTGGTAAGTTTTCATATGCGAGTTGTAATCTACCTAATATATCTCTAGCAGTAGATGATTTGTTTGCTAGAATAGCAATATTACTATTAGGATTAAATAAGGCATAATGCAATAGATATGAAATAGTAGTGGTCGATTTACCACTTTGTCTAGGTAATTTGCAAATTGTGAAACGATTGTCATGTATTGTCCTAACTATATGTTCCTGAAAAGGATACATTTTAAAAGGTACTAAACCATCATCAAGAGATACAATTTGTATGTACTCTCTCATAAAGTAAATGGGGTCATTAGCACACTTTTGATATTCTAAAATTTGTTCTTTAGTAAATTCAACTGGTGTGTTTACTTTTTTTAGATTTGGATTACCTAGATATGCGTCAGTCATTTATAACAACTCCCTCAATGTGAGTATATCCCATTTTAATGGCAGCTTGTACTCTTTGACTTCCTCTAAAAACTGAATATTTTTTTTCTGCATAAGGTTTACCACCTACTCCCTTTCTAGGTTTCAATGAATATGTATGTTGTCTTACTTCTATAGGGTTTTGCATATCTTCACCTTGTAATAATTCAGGCAAAGGCGTCATGGATTTTATGTAATGTATTTTACTTATTTCCAGTATTATTTTGTTCTGGTGTTCCGCTTTCGCCTTCAATAACTTCATTATCTTTCCTATTTAACATTTTTTGTAATTCATTTGTTGAACCTACAAATAAAGCGTTTTTAATATTAGCAGTAGTTTTACCTGGTACTTCTTTTAAATCTTTTAATTTCTTTTGTAAGTCTTGTAATTTATCTACAGTTTGTGCAACTTGACCAATTAATTGACCTGCAACTTCATAAGCTCTAGGGTGTTGGCCTTCTTTTGCAATATCTAATATGCCTTCTATTGCTTCATT